TGCGATTCGCTCACTGACCCAGGGAGCGAGGTTATCGGTCGCGGCACTGTAGTCGCCGGACAAGTAGAATTCGTCGTCGCCAAGCTTGGCGCCAAGACGGTTCTGAACTTGCCAAACGTCAACTGGCGTTCCGATTAACCTGAAACAAGGATGTTCGCGGAGCTTCCGCCACATGAAGCGTTGCAACGGCTTCAAAACAAAACCAGTCAAAGGTGGGCCCTTCGAAATTACCCTTACCTTGAGCGCCTCAGCCAGTCCAATGGCTTTGACGGCAGGAACTTCTTCGTTCGCTAGCTGCACTGCTGCAGCATAGAGTTCGTGAAATTTCCCCTCAAGGGCGGATGTGTCCGCTAAGTATAAAGGATTTCGAGCGGCCCCGATTGACTCCTCTTCGATCAACTCGCGAAATCGAACCAAACTCGGTCCCATCGTCACGTGCTCGCCATAAGTGGTGAGCCCTAGACGGTGGGCAAGCTGCTGGACGCTACGGAAAGCGCCACCTTCTTCCACCTTATGTACGAACGTTGCACTCGTGCTAGGGAAGTAGGGACGGATACGGTCCGTCACAGTAAACCGAGTCGACTCTTTCTCGGGAGGAAAGAACTCATCCACACTTCGATCCAACTGAACTTCCATGTCACCACGGGAGAGGTTGATCGACACGTCCGGGTGCAAGCCCGTAGGGATATCTTCCCAAGGCAGCAACCGCTGCGGGGGGATCGTTTGTTGTTGACGCGTGGTTAACGCGGCAACGGACTTCACCACCTGCGCGTCGACAAGACTCTTGTCGGGGCGCGGGCAGCCTTTCTTCACTTGCAAAATGCTAGCAAGGAACGGCCACCGAGTGGTTCCGTCTTTCAACAACCGATCCGCGTATCGCCCTGCGATACCTCGGAAGATATGACGTGGATTGTCGGCCAAGCCGGCCGGCAATGGGGATGGGGGAGGTGCGTCCTCTTGTCGTGTTCGCGCGTGAAAGAACGCGGCGAACTTGTATTTGGCAAACTTCATCCAACCCCCTCGCCCGAGCGCAAGCGAGCACACTTTCCAGTGTGCAAGCGTGCGCTCGCGCGAGCGGATAACTCGGCGCCCCTGAGGGCTCCGGGATGAGGCTTTGTCAAATCCAAACGACTCGAGAAGCGAAAAGGCGGCGTCGACACAGCCACCAATTGAGACAAGATCATCGACCATGTCGAATAGCGCCACACTCTGTGAGGTGGGCAAAACGCTATGATCAACGTCTTGTGATCGCGGATTAACATCTGCGACGGCTTGCGCTCGGGAAACCCCGTTACGCTTGCCACCGGCAATGCTCTCCCGCAATGGAGACTCTGCTACCATTGGTCCTCTCTTAATGTCAATAGAATCCAGTACAGGATTCCGAATCATTATGAGAAGCGAGTGTTTTATTGCTATCGGATTTCAACCTTATTACAACCTTTCGGCCGTAAGGACTTGAGATCTGATACTTA